CTTTCCCATGCGCGTTTTTAAAAGAGCGATGCGGGAGAATATTCAGCGAGCTGCTGCGAAGTTGAGGCAGAGACAGGCTTTCTCATTTGATGAGAGAGTCGCAGTCAGGCGGGCGCAACGTGATTTTAAGTACGTTGAATCACAGTCGCCCATGTTAGTTGCTGCTACGTGTGCTTCTGCCATATTGTCTATGGTTTCTATTGCTCGTTCAACCCGCAAGATTGAGACAAAGGCCGTGGGGCTAATGGACATGGTTTCTGAACACATGCAGAAACTGGCAGATTTTTTGAAACAGTACGGTGTCATTATTAAAACCGCCGTGTTATATTCAGTTTCCATGTACGTTTGGTACAACGTGAGTAACCCTATTATCAGGTTTGGCATTCCGCTTGTATGCGGTGCACTGTGTCCCGAGGCTGGAGACGCTACCCTCGAATTCTTTAAGAAGATGGTAGACGGCTCCCAAGCTCAGGTTCAGAGTGGCTCCGTGTTTGAGTTGTTGCCAAAGTTGCTGTCCGTTGTCGTCCTTTATACCGTTGGTATCAAGGGCAAGTCAAACGTGTTGGCGGCCGCCATTGATGCTGTTTCAAAGTTGCCGAGGACCGTAAAGGGCGTTGAATCGCTGATCGATTTTGCGCTGTCAGGCGTTGAAGCTGTCTTGAATGTTATCAACAAGTTTTTGTCAAGGCCTGAGTTCAAATTCAGGTCTAAGATGACTAAGGAGGTTGATAATGTTATCAAGCGAGTTTGGGAACTTGACAGGAAGATAACGGCCCGGGACTTCGATGTTTCGAAGAGTCCTGGTGTTTACGGAGAGTGTATGAGCTGCTTTTCTGAATTGGTGAGGTTGCTTGGCGTTTTTCATTACGACAAGGACGTCCGTATGGAATTGTCGCAGGCCAGGAACATTATTTCCAACCATTGCTCGTCCCTGAGGACCACTTTAGGACATGGCGCCGGGTTCAGGGTTGAGCCTGTTTCGGTTGTGATTGAGTCTGATCCCGGAGTTGGCAAGACAATGCAGCTTCCTGTTTTAATAGGGTCTGTGCTACAGAAGTCTGGTATTTTACCAGATTTGAAACCAGATACAACTCATCAGGCCTTCTTCACTCGGCCTCCAAATTCTGAGTACTTTGACGGCTATTACGGGCAAGAGTGTTATTACATTGATGATTTGTTCGCCGTGAAGCCCGTTCCTGGTAAGGTTTCTCATTTTGAAGATGTTATGTCCTTTTATGGTACTGTTACGACCATGTTAAACATGGCTGAGTGTGAGAAGAAGGGAATGTTTCCTTTTACATCTTCGTTATTACTCATGACAACCAATGTTAAGAGCCTTAGCGAGGTGTGCGCAAGCGCCATCCTTGTCAAGCCTGCGGCCTTTAAGCGTAGGTTTGACATTCACGTCCATGTGGAGGTCAAGCCTGAGTACGCTAAAGATAATGATCCGACCGCGTTGGATTATAAGAAGTACTTGAATGAGCGCGAGAAGTTGAAGGCGGCGGGCAAGTGGGGGTTTGATGCCCACCCATGGTACATATGGGAGGCATGGGACACATCATTTGACGTTGAGACTACCTTTGTTCGCGGTTCCGGTCAATGTTTTTCCACTGTTGTAAAGCAGATTATTGAGGCCTTGGAGTACAAGAGGCTGAGCCATAATTTGGACATGGAACACCTTGCCCGTGTGTTGGCAACTGGTCCTGTTGAACAGTCAGGTTCTTTAATCAATACACCTCTCACTGCCAGGAATGCTATGTATGCTGAGCAAGATAGCGTTATTGGCAGTGACGAGGACGAGGAGGACCCCGCAGACGATTGGTCAATTCCTTTAAGGGATTTTTCGACTATTTCGTCTTACCGGGCTAGCCTTAAGGCGCCTCTTAGTGCAGATTCTGCCGATTTTGAGGTTGTTGGTAAGGAAGGGGTTAATAAGAACGTGAT